CGCAAGGGTGGCCGGGTAAGCGAAGCGACATACTCCGGATACCGTTCCTCCCTCGCCTACCTGATTCGCAAGGTTGAATCCTACCGGAAGGACAAGCCGTTCGTCTCCCTGCTCGGCCAGCACAATGTTGATTACTCCCCTTGGTTCGGCCAGAGAATCGACGTGCTCACCACGAAGTATGCGATGGATTTCAAGTTGGCATCCGTCCCGGCTGACGAGGAAGACGAAGAGGTTATTCTCACCTCGAAAATCAGTTGCGACTCCACGTTGCGGAGTGCTCGGGCCTTCTTTTCCAAGAATGCAATGCGCTACTATACCCAGCTTAAACTCAAGATGCCGGATATATCTGGATTTATGAGCGAGCCTGACTTTGGCGCGAAGAAGTATTTCCAGTTGCTCCCGGCTTCCGTGATTGTGGACGTTATGCGAGCCAGCATTGCCCTCCGGAACGATGACCTTGACGCATTCCGCGCCTTCCTGCTCTGCATGCACTGCGGTTTGCGCCGTGCCGAGGCACTGGCCTTTGCTACCTCGTGGTTACGGGAAGAGGACCGGCCTATGATGCTCGTGACGGTCAACGGCGTATTTAATCCAAAGCACGGGACAGGGCGAAAGGTTGCTCTTGAGCCGTGGGTTTCGAAGACGCTGCATGAACTGGGTCCGGTTCAGGCTTCCGAGTCCCTTGACCGGCTCAATGACTGGGTGAAGGGCATTATCCCGGCTGAATATGCCGTAACCAAGCCCCTCCATGAACTCCGCAAGTGCTGGGTATCCTGCAAGGCCAAGACTGACGGTATTCTCGCCGCTGCGCAGCAAGCAGGGCATCGAGACACGAAAACAACCGTTGCTCACTACGCAGATAACATGCTCCCTGATCGGTTGACCGGCCTATGGTCCGAGCCTGCGGAAGCCGCTATTCTCAAATTCGCATGAAAACCAAATGTGACAGATGCACCGTAACCCAAGGCCGCAAGGGTAAGACCGGCTCTTGGTGCGTGAAATGCGGAACGAAGGTCTATGATGTGGACGAACGCGAATGCCAGCAGTGCGCCCATTTTAAGGACTTGGGACCGACTCAGGACAATCATTGCATCTGCACGAAGCATTTAATGGGCGTCGTTCGCACAATGCACGCCTGCTATGAGATAGCGAAGGGAACGCTTTGCTTCCGACAATCACCCAACACATCAGTCCGCCCCGCCCACGGCAAAGCCTAGCTGAACGTCCCGAATCAGGAACCGGCCAGAGTTGAAGCACACCGCCACGACGCGCACGCGCAGCTTGTGGCCGAATAGATTGAGCGGGATCCGCACCGTGTCCTTGCCGTGCACAATCCCCTTCCAGCGTCCACCAGTCCGCCCAGAGTCCGTTTCCGCGTAGATTCCAACGTAAGCCCGCGAGTCCCGTTCTATCGTCAACTGCACTTCCAGGAAGTTCTTGAACGTCTTTGGATTCCCTAAGTCCTGCCACGGGAATTCAAAGCGGGCAATGTAGGCATTGTTGAAATACTGGGTCAGGGTGTAGTCTGTTGGATCCAGAGTAGCAATCGGTCCCCACATGCTATCAAGCCCCACGGTTTCACCCGAAGCGGTTTCCAGAATGCTCGCATTGTTCGCCGTCATCGCAACAAACGGAATACCAGAAGTCGGAGTCGGCTCCGCCCCAGCAATGGCATACCCAGAACCAAGGGCAGTCCCAGCCGCCTCCATGTCCTCGGGTTGCAACTCTCCTATCTCGTCGAGACGCGAATACAGGCATTCTCCGGCCTCCGTGATAACTGCCACGGTCGAAGCCCCCAAAGCCTTCAAAACCGTGCTCACTACGGCATCAGGATACCGCCACGGACCCGCCACGCTACGGGTTCGCTCGTTAAAAACGTAAAGACTTGGCCGAAGGTCATGCTCATTGGGCATAAACATCCAGAATAGGCGCGATTGCCGGTCATAGGCCGTATGGTATCCGTAGGCTTCCAAGGGCCGCGCAGCGTTCTTATTCCAGACGCCTGCCCCCTGCACGGTGGCAATCTCTTGGCTCCGTGCCGTATGCTTATTGAATGGCCCGGAACGGATTGCCTGGTCGAAATATACCTCCAAGTCCCGCCCAAGGTAAAAGTCCGCGTCTCCGTTCACGTCCCCCACGCAGTCCGGATTGATAGCCGAGCTATTGGCCGCGCTGGCACTCTGCTGGCACTTCCACCCGTCAGACGTGTTATCCACCCCGTAAAGGTTGATTGGGGCTTGGTCCGTGTGGACGGTGACGTATTGCTGGAAAACAGACAGTGCCTTGATTGCCGTCGCTCCGCCGTGGGGGTGCACCGCAATGAAGGACGTTGCCAGCGAATAAACCCCGTCAATGAATGGTTCCCCCTGATTTGGGGCATCCGTAATCCAGACCCGCATAGGACTGGCCGCATTGCCTGCCGCAAAGATTGAGCGGTTTACGTGTTGGCGGAATGTCGTGCACGCGGGAATTCGTATCTTTCCCCGCTTGTTCACGTCTGCTGGTGGCGTGCTCGGGCCAAAAACAGCCAAGGCAGAGCTATACCACACCAAATTGGAATCCACCCCGTTCCCGAATAGAATTCGGTCTGCGATGGGCGAAGCATACCATTGCGCCGTGGGGTCTTTGTCCCTGTAAACGGCATCATTGGTCGCCGTGATCGTAACTGAGCCAGTGGCGTCTAAATCCTGATTGCTGTCGGAGCCGGACAGATAGAAGAACCCAAGGGCTCGGGAAGCCTGCAAGGACCAGCAAACAAGGAAGGTATGCCCGTTCTTGGCTACGGTGACAAAATGGGCTTTGGCTGCGTTTGCCCCGGTCAGTGCCGTTTCAATGTCTCCCCCCAAGGAACTCAACCCCCAGAGGCTTTTCCACTCCGGCCCTGCGCAAAGTGCTCCCTGCGGGTATGGGGCCAGCCCCTCGCAAATACGCAATGCCCCGCGATCTTGGTCAGTCGCATCTTCCTTTGTCTCTATGGGACGAAAATTGGGGATCGAGAAGTATTCCACCCCGTCAGCCTACCTGTTCCCCGCCCTGACTAGCCGGTTTCATTTGTCGGATTTGGGCTCCCAAGCAACCTTGCGGGTGCGCAGATGCCCGACGTGTTCCCCCTGCGTTTCGTGCGTAGATAGGATAATTTGGTAGTCCGCATTATTGCCGCCCTTCTTCTTTTGCCAGATGACATGATCGCATGGACAGTGAGGGATAACATTGATGCGCAAACCGGCAGGGTGCCAGCGATGCCAAACAACATACAAGTCTTCGGTGCCCTTGCCTTCGTAACCGTCGAAATTTGCCAGTTGGAGGGCTTCATTGTTGAGCAAGGTGCAGCCAAACCCGCACCAATCAGAAGGAACAATCGAACCCTTGCCAATGGCCGGGTATGCGTGTTCCAGCCAGCCACGCTTTCTCCACCCATGCTTGGCAATGATTTCCCATATATTGCCAGCCGGGGGACATTTTTTAACATCCTCTTCCACGGCTTTCTTCTTCTCGATCCATTCCGGAGATGGGCTTGTAGCGGTGCTGGTTTCAGCCTCCTTTTTGAGAACTTCGATCCGGGCTTTCAGTTCATCAGGCAAGGTCCGTTCGTTTTCGGTGAAGTCCTCGGCAATGGGATTTTGCGGGGTTCCTCTCCCGCCAAGAAATGCCTCGTTGGGATAAGGGCAGGTCGAAACGCTGTAATAACCTGCGTCAAAGCCTAGCATGTCGATCATGCAGCGCAGGGCATTGGCCGGTGGCAGTGTGTCGCTGTCCAGACTCCAGGTGTAATCAGGGTTGTGGCGGCGGGCTTCGGTAAAGGCGGCGCTGCGCAGGGCGGCAATGGTAAGCTGGGCAACCTCTTTGTAGTTGGGGGAATTTCCGGAATCCTTGGCTGCAACCAAATGGCGGACTTCCCACTTGTCGGGCAGTGCCTCTTTCCAGTGCGTCACCGCATCTTTGCACGCCCGCGTGTTATCTCCGGCAATGATCGCAATACCGGGTTCAGTCCACTTGGCCGCATTCAGATTGGCGGTTATGCGCTGCGCCAGCGCACGCATGGCGTAACAATAGCCCTCGGTGGCGCAGACGGTGATGATTAGTTTCATAGGGTTAGTTGCCGGGATAGGCGGAAAATGCAATCGGGCCAAGGCCGTGAACAACGGCAGCGGGCTCAAAGGCGATACACTCGCTGCGGTGGATTGAATACGTGGTCAGCGAATCCGCCCACGAGACATAGGCCGTGCTAGTGCTGCCGGTGGAGTTCTGGGCGGTTATGCGGTGAACGCCCCACGGCACAGTGCTTTGAAAACTGCCGCTTTCAGAGTAGGTGGTGGTGGTTGATCCCCCTGGACCTGGCGGGGGTCCAAACGGGTCCGGTGGGGGCGGTGGTTCTGATGTGGTGGTGGTTCCACTTGCCGACGTGCTGCCGGTTTGCACTCCGCTCCAAGCCGTCAATGTGGTAAAGCTATTGGTCCCAGTAAACCAGCCATACCCGCCGACTGTGCTGCCGGTGTTGGTGGCCGGTGCAATGCGGGTTGATGTGTTCATGGTTCCCGCCAGCGAGAGGGTAATCGTATCGGTGTATAGCGGCACGGCCACGCCGGGAAATGCAGAGCCCCAGCTCATCGCCACGGTGTCACCGGAAATGTTGGTCCCGACCGGATTGCCGTAGCCCATGGCATTGGGAGCCTGAAAACCCGATCCCGGCGTCAGCTCGTTGTAGGCAAACGCCGCAGGATTGCTGGACTGCGCTGCGGTGTTTGCCGTTAATCCTATGGTTTGGTGAGAAAATGTTAATGTTTCCCCGAAATTTGAACTGGCTTCCTCTAGTTCGTAAACCACGTAAGAGCTGTTTGTAGTCAAAGCCGAGGTGGATAGCACGGTGCCCCGGTTGGCGACCGTGGTGGTGTATTCCGTGGCGTATGTGTATGAGGTATAGGATGGTGCCGTTTCCTCAAACGTGCTTACGTCCGTGATGTTGTAAGTCAGGCTTACTGCCGTGGTGGTCACGTATCCGAGCGTCACCGCCTGAGAGTTTGACAGTGGTATCGTTCCGCCGTTTGTCGTGCTTGCCGCCGTGGTGTAAGTGGATGCAAGCAACGTCGAAGCCGTTGAGGTCAGCGAAGCGGTATTGTAATTGGTGTATGAGTAAGTGTAGGTTGGCCCAGTATAGTTTGCGGCGCTGTCCAAAGTCACCTGTGTCTCAGGAACAACTCCTGTAATAATCGTCACTGAATTGGTGGTTACGGTAAAAGATACTCCAATGGCAGAGGCCAAAGCCGTTCCTGTGGTGGTAATGTTCCAAAGCCAGTCTGTGGTTTCCGCAACTATCACCGTGTCTAGGATTGCTTCATGGGGCACTGAATAGGTTTCTGTGCTGGTTACGGACAGGGTGACGGTGCCCAAAGTGCTGGTAGTATAGGCCGACGTTGTGACGCTCGTTGCCGTGGTTGAGGCCGAAGTCGTTGAGGTAGTTGAACTGTTGGTGGTCGAATAGCTGGTTGAGGTTGGCGCGGAATAACTGGTCGAGAGCACGGTTTCAACGGCCTGCGCACTGGTTATGGTGCCTGTTGCGGTTGTTGCCGCCGTGGTAGCGGTTCCGGTTGCCCATGATCCCGTTGTCTGGTCGGAAAAGCTGGTCGTCAGGTTATAGAATGTATCCGGGTCTATATAAGTTGTCCCCACGGTCACGCGATGGGCCGATGTGCCTGCGGTCGCGTTGAAATCTGATTCGTCTATTCGCAGAGTGGTTTCGGCCCTAATCAAATTAGGAGTAGTGTCGGCGTAATTTATCACGGACGAGTATTGACCTTCTTCCGAAAGCGTTACTCCGGAAGAAAGTGAGCCTCTTATTCCGGCCTTGTCGCTCGAATGGTTGTAATACGTGCCCCACGCAGTAAAATTTACGGTCCATGATGGTGGATCCGTTGCAGTTGCGGACGATGTAAATGACTCGGTGCTGGAATGGGCATAGGTGTTTGACACCGTAACGGCCGCCGTGCGCGTTGTTTCATAGCTCCACATGGCAGGTTTAGACGTTGGTTATGGCCCAAGTGTAATAAATATCGTAGGGCAGGGTTCCGGGCGCGGGTGAAGTTTTGCTGATGCGGAATGCTTCTGCCGGGGTGGCAAACAGCGAACCGTTGCCAATGGTGCGATACCATACCGCATTGACTACCAAACCGAGCAAAAGGGTAAACGAGACCGGAGGGGAGCCCTGCAAGGTGGACATAACAGCGGGCGCAGTGGTCTCCATGGACAATGAGCAACCCGTGATCGCCCCATCTGTCGCGGTGGCAGTCAACACCAGGTAGCGCGTTACGTTGTCCGCAAATGCGTAAGTATCAGTAAAATCGCTGGGGATGATGTTGTTCAATACCCCAATTCGCACGCTACAGGTAATGGTGCCGGTGCCGGTAATTTCTACGTCAAATGGGTAAGGGCCGCTCGTGCCGCTTCCGCCCAAAGCCTTCGTTTCAATTACCTGTTTTTGCTGCTTAAAGTCGTAGTCGTCCGGTGGCACCTTTGGGAAAGGCAACATCGGAGGAATCGGAGGAATAAGCGGGGCATCGAAAGGACGACTCATTAGAACGTGTATTGGACAAGTGTTCGCCGGTAGAGAACAACGCCTGCGATTGTCGTCAGGTAGATTTCATTGATCGGGGGTTCTATCGTGGTCAGGCCGGAAGGCTGTGATGTTGGACTACTGGCCGAAAGTGAGGCGTCGTAGGAATCACACTCCACGCCATTGTAAAAGTCGCCTGCTGTCCCTGTCGCGGTTCCGCCCGCGCTTACAGTATTGCTCAAATTCTCCTGCTGAGACTCGCCCACGGTTTGCCCGGTGCGGACAAAACTCGCCTGGTAGAACACCCCGTAAAGAAGCTTCCAATGGGCCGTGGTCAGTTGGGTTGCATTGTAATCAACCGTCACGTCGCACAAAAGGGGTTGCTGCTTACTCGGAGTCAAAAGCAGGTCGTCAACCCCAGCACCGGAGGAAAAGATTGCAGTTCCCGGCATGTTGAATGTATGGCCGCGCTTAAAGGTGATCAAGGCCGGGGGAACAATGTAGGTTGCCCGATTCACGTAGTAACCTTCCGCAATCGTGTTTTGCAGGGAAACGAGGTGGGCCGACGCTCCGCTTGGGTCTGCCGGGGTTGCCGAAGCCGCACTTAGAGAAGTGGTTGACCATGCCAAACTGCCGTCACTTCGCCCCTGCACTTCCGTATCAATCACGCCAGTGCCCTTTGACCAATTGACCGTCCACACCCGATAACCGTCTGCATCCGAGTAATCCACCCCAGTGCGGATAAATGTGCCGGGGTTTGACGTAGGATCGGCGCCAATGCTGCTCGCCGTCAGATGACGGATGACAATGAACGTCAGTCCGGTAGTTCCCTCATCAACACTCTTAGAAAAGCTGGTTGCCCGACTAATCTCCCCTGAGCCCTTGGCAAAGGTGTAGGTGTAAGTCATCACCCCCTCGGGTCCACTCACGTCCTCGTCAATCAGAATGTAGTCTGTTGGCGTGGCTGGAACCTCGTTAAAGTGCACCAGTGTTTGAATCAGAAGCTTCCCGTTATTCTTCGTGCTGAGTGAAGTCTTTAACTGGCCGGCTGAAATATACGTCTCTATGATTTCCGCCCCGTATCCGTGCTTGTTGATCTTCACGTCATTGCACGCCTGCGAAGAAACCACGTCACCGATTGCCGCCGCCAACCCCTCCGCCTGACTCGCAATGGCCACGTATCGACGCACAAACCCATATCTCCCGTCCTCCAACTTGAAATGCTGGTCCTCACCTACCGACACTTTGGACCCACTCGTAAAGCCCTGGTAAATCTCCGTCAGCATCAGGACGAAAGCATTCTGCTCGTTCGTCGTCTCTGTCATCGCCCGCTTGACCAGCAAGCACGTCGAGTATTCGTCATCTGCTACCCCGTAGGCTCCAAAAACCTCAGAATCAATGGATGCCGCTACCGTGCCCAGCCCGTTTACCTGAAAACGCCGGGTTACGGTTTTTAGCCCGCTGAATTCCTTATCGACGGTGGGCTTTCCGATTTGGGTGAGATATTGACGAACGGCCATGTAAATTGCTCCTGCTTACCACCCCCGCTTGAGTCGCACTGACCCGGCAACGTCACGCTGCACCCGTCGCATTGATTTCAGTTGCGCCCGCGCCCGGTTCGCTTCGTCAGTCAAAAGTTGCACGTTCGGGCCTGTGTATCTCCGGTTTGCCGTGTTCTTCGCCAGCTTCTCGCGGGCAATCGGCAAAAGAATGTTGTCCACCGCCTTGCCTGGAACTGCCGGAATGTCGCTGTCCGAAGTCAGTGCAGCCGGGACAATGTTCGCCTTGAACTCCACCGTAAACACCCGCTGGGGTATCGGATAAACGTGGAGCCGGTTCCCAATGGCAAAGGTCACGTCAACCGCCCCTTGGTCGATATGGTAGTAGCGCGGATCCCCAATGTCGTAGAAAGCCGACTGCCTGAACGTATTTCGCCCCATCGCCAACGGCTCCCGCCCGTCCCGTGGGTGAAAGTCAAATGCCGGTTCCGTCCGAAGCATCAACTCCGCGTCTGAATCAGGCAACGCGGCCAGCAAGCCAACCCCCAACAGGTTCGGCACGCTCGCCATTTCAACCACGCTCCACGGCAACGCAACGGCATTGTGATAGACCGTAGCCGCATAGCTACCAGTATCACCGTCCCATGCCTGCAACAGCGCGTATGCAGGTCCCGCAGTCGGAGTCCCGTAACGATAGAACTTCTCTCCAATCTTTACGAACGAGCCCGCATAGGACGCTTCAAAGGCATACCCGGTTACAACCGTGCTATCGGCTGTCAGCCCAAGGGTAGCACTTACCGGAGCCTTGAAAATGGCAGAATGGTATTTCTCCGGCCAATATGCCTTGGTCCCGTCAACTGGCACATAGCAATCAAAGTATGCCGCCTCAATGTAGGACTTAATATCAAGCAAGTCCTGATCGAGCAAATCAGACGGACTCTCATAGCCCCACATCGAGGCAAGTGCCGTTTGCAGTTCGAGGAATGTTTTGTTTGCCATGTTAAAAAAGGGTTCCGTATCGCACCCCTACCCAGCCCTGAATACCCCTAATCAGAACCAGCGATACGATACGGAAGGTGTTTACTCAGGTTTGGGCTTTCTGGGCCGTTTGCTCCTGGTTGCGCTCCGAGTGGAGCTAAGTGTGTCTGTCGCGCCCTTGTCGTAGGCTGCAATTAGACGTTTGGCCGTCTCGTCGTTATCGTCATCGGTCACGATTACCCCACGGTGCAAGCATTGCTCTACCAATTGGTCTGCGAGCGGTTGCTTCGAAACCTCCACAATGAAAGGGGCAGTTTCCACGGCGGTGCTCACGGTAACTGTATCCGTCAAAGGCGGATTGTTTACCGGAACGAAAATGTATGAAGAGGTCCGCCCCATTGTCCGGAACAGGTCGTCCACTTCGTTTTGATTTTTTGGCTGATACGTGTAGGCGCGTAACTTCGCCTCCCACTTGAACAGATAGCGTAGTCCGGAATAGCCGTTCGCTTTAAGGTATGCTCGGGCCTTGGACTCGTTGAGGATTTTTAGGAAGAAAAACATGAGTAGGTGTGTTTGATTGTGCACTTAGGTGAAAAGCCCCGCGGGGAGTGCACCCCACGGAGCTTGTAAACCATTGGCTAATTCCCCGCGTTAGGCGCGAAGATCGACCAAATCCAGTTCAGGGTAGTCCAGTGCACCCTCTACGAGAACGTAGTTGGGATACCGGCCAAGAGTGTCCTCGCAGGGCGAGTAACCGATGATCGACTGAATACCTTGGGCATTGATGTGCGCCTTGCCGGAGGTCTTGGATTGGAAGTCATCAGCCCACTCAATGGGATCGGCTTCCAACGAACCTTTGCCCTTCAAGAGAGCTTCCGCACCCATGATAAGGCCGTAACCGAGAGGAACGCCCCACTTGTTGCACGGGATAATCCACGAGCCGGAGGGGTGAGCATTGCTGTAGCGACTGGCCGTAGTCAGAAGCGTCTTCTGGCTGTCGCCGTTCACCTCACGAGTAACCGTCAGGGTGTTGCCGGTGTTGCCGGCAGTCACGTAACTGACGATTTCATACTTACCCTTGGCCGCGCCGCTCACATTGTAAATGATGGCGTAGTAGGTGTTGGTATCCGTAGGAGCAGTTTCGCTCTCGTAGGTCTTCCAGTAGTATCCACGGAAGTAGGAGAAGAAGTCATACAGCGTGGTATCAGTGAGCGAGGAATCCGTATTCCATGCACCGCCGCCAGTAACGTCAGTTTCAACCTCGTCAGCCAGTGCTTCCCCCAGCAGGGCAATAGGAGCCAACGGGGAGCCCTGACGATTCGGGCCGGAGTCCAACACGAGGTCATGCCCAAAGATTACGTTGTTCTTCCACTGGGGAAGATTGCCCGTCCACCAATAAGCATTCTCGCCGCGTTGCTGGTTGTTATTAACCGCCTCGCGGAACTTCTGTTCATCCTCCAAGGGATCCAGGAACTTCTGCGGAGCGAATACGAGGAACTGCGGAATCTTCTGCCCAGCCGTCGAGTTGTTATACTTCATCGCACTGGCACCCAAGCCAACAAGCACGTTGCGGGCATCAGTAACGGTGTCCGTTTCAAACGTGTCGGATGGAAGAATGGCATTGCTGTCCGCCCCATTGCCGATACGCAGCACGTTCGGTTGGTTGGTGGCAAAGAGAGCCTTGTCGCGCAGCACGAACTGGAAGTCATCGCATTGAGTCCGGGTCCACCATTCACGGCACAGATTGAACAGGAACTCATCGCGGTTCTTGTCGGCATTGCCGGGAAGCGAGAAGTAACTGACAAGCTGTTCCTCGGAGATAGCGAACCGGCGAAGGTCCACCGTCACACCGAAGGAGCCGTAACGAACCCGAGCCGTTTTGCTCTTGAGTTCAGATGCGCCCATGACGCCACGGCCACGGACAGGAGCATGGGTGCTGAAATACACCTTCTGCCCGCCCGTTACGTTGGCATCGCGTTTCTCCACGATGGGCATACCGCTGCCCTCGGGACCAGTAAAATCCTTGAGAGGATTCAAGTCCGAAGCGTCCGCACGGACTGCCTCAGACCACATTTCCATTTGCAATTTAGAGTCGGCGGCGACGATTTGCGCCAGTGTGCCGATTTCCGATAGATCGAAAGCCATGATGTTTTAGAAAGCGGATAAACCGCTGATTATTTTTTGTTTAAGTGCAGTTGACGCATAATCTCTCGGCGTGCCTCGGGATTGGTGCGTATGAGTTCCTTCACCCGTTCAGGTGTCAGTTGCCTCGTCGCGGAGGGAGTGGTGTTCCCGTCTGCGCCGGTTAAAAGTTTCGAGCCCGATGCCCCAGCTACTTGCTGCGGTGCGGGTTTCGTGATCGAGCGTGCCGGTGCTGCGGGAGCGGAAGGCGTGACTAGGTTTGCACCCGAGCCCTTCTTGATCCCGTGTTTCTCGGCAAACTCCTTGGCGATCCGTTCAGGCCAATCCGGACTGGTGAATTCACTTGCCCGTGCTGGATTGTTGATTGCCTTGGTTGTGTAGTTATCGAGGGCTTCCCGCTCAATGCTGTCCGCCTTCGCGAAGATTGGGTATTCAACGAATGCACGGTCCCGCGATTCGTTAATGGTGCTGGCCCGAGCCGCCTTGCGTGCTTCCTCACGATTGGCAAGGAGTCCCTGCTTCTCGTATTTCGTAAGCCGCAAATCTGCCCGTAACTCGGCAATTTGGTCCGATAGGCTGTTAGCCTTCTTCGTGTCCATATCCTCCGAAGCCGCGTCACGTTCGCCAGTGAGACGTTCAATCTCGGTCTGTGCTTCCGTAATGCGAGTGTCGTAGGCCGCTACCTCGGGATCCGCTTCCGGAGCCGCGTTGCCCGCCTCGGGGGTTGCCGGGGCAGACTGTGAAGCCTGCGCTGGAACCCCTTCGTATAGCTTCGCTGCTTCCAAAAGACTGACGCCCTTGGACTTCGCTAGTGCCGCAATCGCTTGGTCCTGTTCCGAACTGAACCGGAACCGCTTGCCCTTGTGTTGCTCTCCCCCGTCTTCCTCTCCACCAGGATTAGGCTCCGTGGCAGTGGATTCGGCAGGTTGGGCTTCCGTGGGTGCGGGAGTCGTTTCAGTCGCTTGCGTTTCCGCTGCGGGTGCAGGCGCCGCCGCCGCTGGGGTGGCAGGAGTCGCTTCTGCTGTGGTGGGTGCGCTCGCTGGCTTGCTGGCCGCTGGGGGCTTGATTTGGTCAAGTTTTCCGGTTGCGGCCAGTCTTCGTTCATCCGGACTCAACTGAGCCATGAGGCTTTTAACGTCAGGTTTGGATGGTTTCGACGGAACAGAAACAGCCGGAGTTGCCCCCGGTTGTGGGGTGTTTGCAGCCGGAGGCGGGGCAGAGCCCTCGACTACGGTGGTATTTGTAGGTTGTGCCATTGCACCGCCAGTTTGCGCGTTTTGCGCATACCCGGTGCGGTTTCATTTCCTACGTTCCGGCCTATGTTGTCAGCCTTACCTCAAGTTTAATCCGTTACTTTCGCCCGCCCCGGTCTTCCAAGATAGAGACGCGGGTTGATAGACCATTCAGCACCTTGAGAAATTCTTCATCCTTCAACTGTGCCCGGTTATGAGCCTTCTCTATGTTTTCCTCTATCTTCTTGATTGTCGTCACAAGCTGACCCAAAGGACCATCCAAGGCGGAACGGTGCGACTGTTTCAGTTCTTCCAAGTCCTTCCTGATCGCCTGTCGCTCTATCTGCGCAGAATCCAAATATCCCTTTTGCTCCGCGAGCTTGATATTTTGACCGTCCAGCAATTCCATATGATGCTTCTCTAGTAATTCGGAGTCTTCCCTTCGCTGCGCGTAATACGCCTTCTTGTTCACGAAGCGCGAAGTGAGTATCAGGTGCATAACGGTCCAGACCGCGCCGCAAAGTATCGTTATGATGCTCAGAAGGGCGAGCATTTCACTGAAAGGGAGTCCTAGAAATGCGGTCATGCTGCTTTTTTGGGTGTTTCGAGTTCTGCCTTAATTTCGAGGATGGTTGCTTTGTCCTTCCCGTCCATCAGGTCATTGAGCGGTTTGAAAATAGTAGCGTCCATCACGTCCTTAACCTTCTGCTCGGCATCGTTGTAAGCCTTGTCGATGACCGGGACTAGGATGTTAAGCGCGTCCTTGAGTTTTGCCGCCTTCGCCTCCGCCGCCGCCTTGAGCGTGCCGGCCTCATGCTGCCTAAATACCCACCAGGCACACAGAGCAAGGACGATAGCCACGGAGCCCAAAACGGCCCATTTGAACCACCATAGGCCCACGATTTGAGCGAGCCCGAAGCAAGTCAGTGCACCAAGCAAAAAAAAGGCGGAAAATGGCGCAACCTTGCGGACCCCGGCGATGTTCCCAAAAAGCCAAGCCAACCCGAAAGACAGAATGGCAGCACCCGCGCAGTATGTCGCCCACTCGTTAAGGGTCGCCACCTGCTCAATCCGCACTTGGTTCTTCACCGCGTCCTCCGCATCACTGACACGCTTGGACATGGAATCCATGACCCGTTGCAGTTTGGCCGCAGCTTCATCGCGTTCGGTTTTTGCGAGCTTTTCAGCATTGCTCATCCGTTCCTCCAGAACCGCCTTGGCTTTGTCGGCTTCGGTCAACTTGCCTTTGAGCGAATCAATCTCGGTAGCCTGCTGGCCCATTTCGGCGCGGACCTCCACAAGCTCCCCGGCCATGATTCGAGTGTTTTGCGCCTGCTTTTCGAGCTTCTGGGCATCCGTTGGCGACGGTAGAGCGTGGGCAGCTTCCTCCGCCTGGACCTTGACCGCATCCTTTGGCCGTCCCTCCGGATTCAATTCGTTGGCGTCAAGCGCACCGAAAACGGCACCCGAAGCCAGTTGCGCCAGTTCCTCCTTTTTTTGCAGACGTGTTTCGAGGTTGGTAATCCAAGCGTTTTTGGCCGCAATTTCCTCCGTTGTGGCCGCGCCCAAAGGTGCGACCACGACATGCGGAATGGGCTCCGGGGCAGTTGCACAACCGGAAAGAAGTAACGCCAGAATGATTGATAATCGTATCATTGGAGATCCCACACGTAGGTTTTGGCGACGATGCCCTTGAAATTGTCCGCCGTGACGCGGGTTCCCGATTCGGAGAGCTTGTTATGCAGGCCGCTCATTATCCATCCGTGCACGTCTTTCATTGCCGCCTGGTGAATCACGTAGAAATCGCCAATGACCCACGACGCGGTATAAATGCACAAATCACCCGCCTTAACGTCCTCAATCTTGGAGCCGGGCAATGTAATCGCAAACGCAACCCTTGTCGCCATCGGGTCTTTGCCTTCCGGCGCGGCTGGCAGGTATGGGACCATTGAGCCAGTCCCAACTACGGCATAAATCCCGCGTTGGTTTCCGAGTTCATCCTTACCCGCGTCTTTGGTTGCGCGGTCTTTCGCATCATCGTAACTTGAGCACTTCACGCGCTCCGGCAAACCATCCTCCATCTGCTTTTGGAAGCGCAGAGCGAACCCGGTGATAAAAAGCAATACGGAAAGTCCCCCGAGAATGGAAATGTAGAGCGTGCGATTCATTTACTTGGTTGGCGTTGGCCCGAGCTTGTTCGCGATGGTGAACAGTTGCGACTTGAGGGCCTCGCGGGGCTTCCATTCGAGAGTCTGCCACCAGTGGATGATGCAGCCGATAAGAGCGGGCCACACGATGCGGACAGTTGCGAGAATGCCGACCACCAGGAGCGCGACCAAAATGAGCACTCCGACGAAGATTGATAGATATGAGTTCATGGTTCGTTACAGATTAAATCGTTTCCTCAGTTGATTCCGGCGGCGGCAGCGGCCCCCAATTGCTGTTCGATCTCGTTTTTGGTAAACCCGAAGCGGCTGGCTGCGGAGTCATCCGGGACGGCAACAATACTGGGAGCGACATAGCCTTTATCTCTTGGCGTTAGCTTGTGGTCGTAACCCTCTGGGTAACTTGCTTGGTCCACCGTGCGGGTGAGACTGCCCTTTAACGCGGCAATAAATGCGGTGTGTTCAGGGGTTCCGGCGAGGGCGTCGAGGATCAGGATGGTTTGCATGGTTCAGATCGGAAAGATTTCGGCGGCGCGTTGCTCGGTGATGATGCCTTTGGCGACGAGGATGGCAGCTCCTTCGGCAGTGCGGGGGTCGTCGGCGCGGATTTCGCTCGCGGCAATTAGGCGTTGGCGGACGATGCTCACGGCGAGGTCGGTTGATGTGGTCAGCGCAGCTTCTTCTGCCTGCGTCAATCGCCCCAGCACTTGTAGCGGCGAGAGTGAGGAGGGGGCCGGGGCAAACGCGGGCGGATTTTCGAGGTGTTCCGCGAGTGCTTCCGCGGTCAACGGCTGCGTGGAGTCGGCGCATGGCACGGCGATGACTTGGCCGGTCGGCTCTTGCACGCGGTGGGCGGTTGGCTCGGCAGGCTCCAGCACGGTGTAGGTGCCTTCGGGGGCAAGGTCCAACGAGTAGGAAACAAACGGGATGGGAGTGATTTCGGCGGGCATGTTAGGCGAGGCGTTCGAGTTTGATGATGACGGTGCCGGATGCATTGCCAGAGCAGGTGAGGTAGAGGCTTTGCCCGGTCGTGATACGGGAAGCAAAGGTCGAGATGTCAAAGTTGCCATTGACCGCCTGCGCGTTGACGATCTCGGTGCCGCCGCTGGACGTGCCAATACTCAGATTGACCGAGGCATCGGAGGTGCCGCTGATCGACACGATGCGGTAGGCGGACCCATCTAGCAGCACGCCGCCAAGGAGTTGGATAGAGCTGCCAGTGTAGGCAAAGGG